GATGCCGACCTGAGGGATGCCGACCTGAGCGGTGCCGACCTGAGGGATGCCGACCTGAGGGGTGCCTACCTGGAGGATGCCGTTGGCCTCCCTGTTGCGGCCGATGCCTCGGAGCGATTGCAGGCGGTTGCCCGAGCAGCGCTAAAGCCAAATGCGCTCAAGATGACTGCCTGGCATTCATGTGAAACCACGCATTGCATGGCCGGATGGGCCGTGCATCTAGCCGGTGAACCCGGCCGACTTCTTGAGTCCGCGCTGGGCACGGAAGTTGCTGGCTTGTACCTGCTCGGCGCAGAAGCGCACAGTCACTTCTTTGAGGGCGACGAGCAGGCTCGCGAGTTTCTGCAGGGTGTTCTCGCCATCCAGCAGTAAAGCAAACCACTAACACCATGGAACATCCAGTCACCCCACCTCCTGAGCTGGTGGAGAAATGGAGAGACGAAGCGCTCAATTCATTCCCTGATGACGAAAATCCGTGCCCTTGCGACATTGATGATGCACGGGATGAGCACATCGCCACCCAAGCCGCCCGCTGGGGCGCCGATCAGGAGCTGGAAGCGTGCTGTGAGTGGCTGCGCAACAACGGCCTATTTGAAACCCGAATTGGCCACCTCCGCGCCGCCCGCCGCCCGAAGCCGCAAAGCCTGAAGGAGCAGGCGCTTGAAGCGCTGGCCGCTATTCAGGCTGGCGATGCAGTTCCCAGGAACGGCGCTCAGACCAATGCGATCCGCCACGCCCTTGAGGCGCTGCCTGACTGACCGCCACTCCATAAGACCGATCATCTTCTACAGCTATGGCCATCTCGCCTATCTATCTGGACCGCCACGGAAATGGCAACATTGGCCGCTTTGCCTGGGTCAACTCTGACACCCGCCGAACGTGCAGTAGCTGGACCTTCTGGGGTGACTGGTGGTGGGACACCAGTGGCGAGCGGCGGCCCACAGCCTATGTCGAGAACACTACCCCCGAGCTGTCCGCCGACCCCACCAACACCACGGAGACGACTGATGACTGACTGGAGAGCACTGTGTACTGAGCTGACCAATGAGCTGCATGGCTACAAAACAGCCAGCCCGATGCACGATCGCTCCCTGCTCTACCGCGCCCGCGCCGCCCTGGCTGAGCCGCAGGGGGAGGGGCCTATGCCGCAGTCAACCCTTTTGCCCTGCCCATTCTGTGGAAGCCGGGCCAATCTGGAAGATCACAGACTGCTGTGGTTTGTTCGCTGCTCCAGTTGCAGCGCCTGTGTTTTTGGTGATCGCGCCCCAGAACCAGAGGAGGAGCTGCCTGATAGTTACTGGCAACCGTTTCGGCAGTCGGCCATAAACGCTTGGAATCGTCGCCCCGCCCTAATCACCATCACCACCATCACCACGGAGACGACCAATGAGCACTGACTGGAAAGCTCTATGCGCTGAGCTACTGGAAGCATGGGATGAGCTGCCGTGGCAGTACGACTGGAAGGGCGATCTGGTGTCGCTCAGCGAAGCCGTAGAGATTGACTTTGGCGTAGCGGACCGCGCCCGCGCTGCCCTGGCTGCAGGCGATGGACCGGCTGTGCCCGAGGGCAGGGAACCGGCCTCCGTCGCTGGGGAGCCTAGCGATGATGACATCATGGGGCTGATGCCCCAACAGATGCACGATGACCTGGCCGCTGCGGCACGTGCCCTGGGGTTTCAGGCCGGCACTGTCAGCCGTCGCGCCATGGGCGCGATGCGCACCATCCTCAACCGCCATGCCGTAGATCTCGCCCTCGCCGCCCTCGCCCGATGGGACCGCCCCGCCCCGGCGCCACGGAGACGACTGATGACTGACTGGAGAGCGCTGTGCGCTGAGCTGCTGGCTGACTACGAGCAGCACCTGTACCGCTCCGTTCTGGCGGACAAGGCCCGCGCCGCCCTGGCCGAGCCGCAGGGGGAGGGGGTGACGGATGACGAATGGGATGCGCTTGTTGAGCGTTCATGGGACAAATATCAAACCGTTGGCTATCAAGGCGAACGGTTTATGTACGACAGCGATTTTGGCAATGCGCTGGATTACGTCCGCAAGGAACTCGCCCGCTACGGCCACCAGCCCGCGCTACCGGCCGCCACTTCTAGTGGAGAAAAAAATGAAGACTGAACACAGCTGCATCAAGAAGAAAATTCCTCCCTTGGAGCTGCTGCAGGATTGCCTTGAGCTTGATCCAGCCGTTCCAAGTGGACTTCGCTGGAAAAAGTCAAACCGTAACAAGCCAAATTCCAATGTAGGCCGACCGGCTGGATGGAGAAATTTTCAGGGGTACTACAGGATTGAGCTTTTCGGAGTTCAGTATTCTTGTCACCAGCTGGTTCTCGTGATGAACGGAATCATGCTACCGCCAGGATGTAGCGAGGTGGATCACATAGATAGGAATCCAAGCAATAATTTAATAGGAAATCTAAGATGGGCCAGCCGCTCAACAAACATGAAAAATAGATCAACTAGGGGATCCATGCCTTGGCGCTTTATTTCGCCTGCACCTCCATCTGGAAGAAAGACCAGGGCACAATATAAGCATCCACGAACCGGAAAAAAGATTCACGTCGGTACATTTGAAGATCCGTATGAGGCTCACTTGAACGCCATTATTCATCGTCTTGAAAATCACTGGATTGACTAATGAAAGAACCGATCGAGGCAGCAACACAGCGAGGGGTGGGGGAAGCCGCGCTCGTTCGCCGCATGTGCGAAATCATCCTGGGCAACACGTTCGGCAACGAAGAGCTGGACTCCCTGGCGCTGCTTGTTGGGCATCATCCTGATGTACTAAATGCGTCCACGGTGCCCGTCTCCGCTCCCCCGCCGGTTGCTGAAGGGGAGGTGGGGGAGTTGGTGGACAAGTTGCGCGTGTACTCCAGCGAGTGCTCGCCGCTCTGGGCTGGCCTGCTTAGGCGCGCCGCTGACATCCTCACCCGCCTGGCGGTGCATGTCGACGCTTGACGGTCCACCACTCCGCTGGTGGCTGGTTCGCCCTGAGCCGCTGTCCGATGGCTTTGTGCTCCCCGCCCACGCCCTGCCCCTGCCTGCGGGGGGGGGTCCCAGCCATGAGCGACACCAACCGCCCGCCGCTGTGGGAGGTGATTGAAAGCTGCGACGCATACATGGTCATTCACGGCCTTTTGCGGCGCAAGTTGATTGCCATGCTGATCCGCGCCCTGCGTGACTGGCTGGTGCCGGAGGAAACTCCGATAACCGACAATCTTCCACGAGGATGCTATTCAACTTCGTCCATTAAGCAAGATGAACGCCAACGCCTCCGCGCCCTGCTCGCCGCTGAGGCAGAGCGGGCAGAGCGGGGCGACCAATCCACAAGTGAGAACGTTTACCCCAACGGTGAAACATGAACAACGTGCGAACATTCCCGTCTGGTTGGACAACAAAAATAGATACGCCATGCCCTCTGTTGGCACCTTGCTCAGATTGCAAGCAACTCTTGCCAGTTGTTGACTTTTATCCAGCGAAAAACAAAAGAAAGACCATTCTAGGAACGTCAATAGTTTCCATGTGCCCGAAGTGTGCAATTGAGCGGTATAAGAGAATTGATCCGCGACTGAAACTCTTGTACGCAGCAAGGCAACGAGCCAACAAGTTTGGCCTTGAGTTCACGCTAACGGTTGATGACATTGTGATTCCTGAAGTTTGCCCCATTCGTGGCATCAAAATTACCGATGGAACTGGCACCGGCCCCCGCAATAGTAGCCTTAATTCAAGCTCTGCTAGTCTGGACAGGATTAACAATCAGCGTGGATATACCCCCGATAATGTCAGAGTTATCAGTAGGCGAGCCAATCTTGTCAAAAGCAATGCAAGTCCAGCAGAGTTGATTCGCATCATTGTCTACATGATTGAAAATGAGCACGCTCTTGAGAAAGAAGACATAGCCCTCTTGAAGGGCTTAAGGGATTTGCTCAACTCTCACCAATTCGGTATTGAAAGTGACCAACCAAATGGCTGAACTACCCCTCTATCCCGACGAATACAAGAAACTTGTCGAATCAATCTATGAGGACCTCAACCGCCAAGACAGAATTAGAGAAGAAACTGGGTATCCCTGTATCACGCTTCCACGCGGGTTTCAGGCTGCCGCTGTCTCCATCTTTGCCGACAGGAACGGACTCCATGAATTGCCGATGGGACGTTTTGAACTAATTGCACGCCCTAGAGGCCCGCGTAACAGCGTGCAAGGTGCTCTCGTGTTTCACCCCAGCCTTAGTGGAGGAGACTGATGACCTGGCAACCAATTAAAACAGCACCAAGAGACGGTCAATTTTTCATCGGCGCAAATGCGGAAGAGGTAATCATCTGCAACTGGCCAAAACAGATCAGGACTGATTACGCGCCTGGTAAATGGAGACGTGGTAGAGGAGAGTGGAATGGATCTTTTATACCTACCAAATCTCCGCTAACCCATTGGCAGCCGCTGCCGTTCAAACAACTACCACTTCTGGTGTAGGACGCTAAAGATGGCCGTTTGTGAAAACTGCAATGGCGTTGCTTATGTCACTGAAACACGCAGGAATCAGTCAGGCGATGTTCGTCGTCGCTTCCGATGCAGGAGCTGCGACTTTGCATGGACCGAGCTGAATGGAATTGCACCCAAAGGTGCAGCACCAGAGGTAAGGCTGTCTGACGAGGTAATCCTTGACATCCTGACTGATACGTCCCCTCAGTATGTTCTCGCTGATAAGCATGGATGCAGTGCATCCGCTATTGGCAGAATACGCCGTGGTGAAATGCACGCGAACATCCACCCTGAGATACCAAGATTCAAAAGCAAAACCAAAACAGGCAGGAAAACCTGCAGGAAATGCACTCATTACAGGGGTATCAGGCAAGACCCGTGCGACCTGGGGCACAGGGATCCGGTTGAGGAGGGCTTGACATTTGCCTCCTATTGCTCTAACTTTACATTGATTCCAAAGGACCAATGAACGAATCCGAGCTTGAAGTTCTTTTCCGTGAGTGGTGGAAACAAAGCTTTCCAAATTCCCCTCCTGGAAAGCACGCCATCTCAACTCACATCGGATGGGCGCAGTATCTACTGCAGCATGTCAAAAGCGAATCCCAACAGGAGGAGCAGCAGTTTTGAGTGAGGCCAAGGATGTAGCCGCTTGGAAATCAATCCTTCGTCAATGGATTAAAAGGTTTCCAAGCGGAACGATCTTTCGATCAAAGGATGTATTTTCTTGGGTTGCCGATGGCGGCGTTGACTTGAATTCCGGCGATCTCAAGCCTATCAACAATGCAGGTCGTGAAACCTGGCGTCACAGGGTAAGCAGGGCTCTCAAGCAACTGCACGGAACCCGTGAACTTTCGCATCCCGGCATCTCCAGTCACGCATGGAGGATTCCATGAAAAAAGTGTTCTGGTCGCCAGAAGAAAAAGCTGCCCTTGAGTCTATTGCAGGCAATGTTTTGCCAACCATGATCTTCAGCGCCTACAACAGATGGGCAAAGAAGAATGGCTATACAGAGCGCACTAGGCAGTCTATCGCAAGTGCGATGGGCAGGCGCAAGGTTTCACGCAAGGCCGAGGGCGACTGGATAGCCGCTTCGTACATTGCAAGTACCTTGGGCACCAGCATTGACGTTCCGCAGCGATGGGCAGAGAAAGGGCTGATTGAGTCCTACAAAAATGCGGGCAGCAAGTCAAGGCGCTATTTCAGGCGTGCTGATGTCGTTGCCCTTGCCCGCAATCGTCCAAGCGTGTTCGGTGGAATTGATCGCCAGAGGCTTTTTATGCTCCTGGAGGACGAGGATCTTGCGGATTTCATCGCCCAGAACTTCCCGAAACCCCGTGGATCTGGTAAGATGGTTCAGGCCGTCGAAAGCGGTCGCATCTACGAAAGCGTCACCGCCGCCGCCAGGGATGTTTTTGCAACGTCTCAGGGCATCCATTCAGCGATGAAAGTCGGCGGAACATGCGCTGGTTATCACTGGAAACGAATTGAACCAAATGGATTATCAACTGTCAGTCAAGCTGCGTAACTGCATCACGGCTCGCGCTCACTTGTATGGCGCAGAGGCTCTGATTCTTGAAAAAGAGGCTGATGCGCTGGCCGAGAGGAGCGGTCCGGCTCCGGCGACCATTCAAGACGCGAACCCCTTTCACCTGGAGGCCCTGAGCCGCGCCCAGCTGGCCCACCAAGCCCGCCGCCGGTACTTCCGGGAGCTGGAGGCAGTCGATCTCCTGGGCGGCCATTCAAGCCCGTTTCGGGAGCTGGGTTGATGGCTGATCCTGTCAGCGTGGCAATGATCTTATTGCTGGTAGTAACCATTTTTGTGTTCCTTATTGTTTGCATACATCTACCTTAGACAGCCGGATATGGAAAATGCCATTCAGGTAGCACAAATCTCACTGCTGGCCACAATAGTTGCCGGTTTAGCCGCTGCTGTCGTCTGTGCAGTCATTTTGCTGGTCTACTACACATCAAAGATTATCAAATGAAGCACATCGCTCTCTGGAGTTCAACGCCGCAACAGGGTAAATCAACTATTGCCCACTACCTTGTTCATTGCCATGGCTATCAGGCCCTGAGTTTCGCATCTCCTTTGCTTGAGATGGTGGAAACTTTCTTGATGCACCACGGCCTCAACATTGAGGACATTGAGCACTATTGCTACGAAGCAAAAGAAACGCCCATCCCTGGCGTTGGCAAAAGCTACAGGCATCTTGCCCGCACGCTTGGCACAGAATGGGGCCGCAGTCTTGTCAAGGAAACAACTTGGCTGGATGCGTTTGAACAAAAGTTTGACCGCCATTCAAGCAAGTATCCGATCGTTGTTGACGACATGCGGTTTCGCAATGAAGCCGCATTGCTCATGAGTAAGAAGTTTTTACTTGTTCATGTTCATCGCGAAAATGATCGCAGCTCCCTGAGCGATACCCACCAGTCGGACGTAGAGCTATCTTCTTTTGCTGACTGGGATCACGTCATTGACAACAATGGCACGCTTGACGATCTGTACGAATCCGTAAAACAAATCATTAGCTGATTACATGCAAACATCCAGCAAAGCCATTCATCACGACGACAATCCAGAAAATCGCAAGCCTCACGCATTTCGCATTCAGAGCGAAGCGCTTGGTCGCACTGTTTATGTGACCGAGCTGGCGACCATCCATGTTGACGATCTGCGAACGCTGTATCACGAAATTTATTGTGATCGGCAGTCCATGTTCAAGGCTGTCAACGAGTTCACGATCGAGCTGCAAAAAGCTGCACATGCTAGCAGTCAGGATAGGGAGCACATTGAATCCAAGCTCAACCAGCTGAGCCGAAAGATCAATGTCTACAACTCGTTCTACAAGCTGATTAAGCGCGAAGTTACCTGGCGTGTTTCGCTGCACAATGTTGCTAAAGCGAAAATCGTCATTCAAGCGAAGCAGGTCGGGCTAAACGATGCCCAGATCAATGCGCTGCTTGATCCTGATAATTGCATTCATAAGCTGTTCACTATCAACAATTATCCACGCTCGACAACGAAGCGGAAGGGGATCACTGTAGCTGACCGGCTTGAGTCCATGCGCAACGAAATGTTCATGGCAGAGTTCTGCAGCATCCTCAGTAAAGAGTTTGATGCGCCAGAGCTTGCCGACATTCGCGCAGAAGCTTCTGCAAAT